CTCACCCGCCGATGTGTTAATGCCCACATCCGCCACATTGTAGAGTTGGTTGATCGCATCGTCGTTGAAGTAGGCCTGGGGAGCCGTCGTGTCAACGATCGTGACGCGCGTGCCATACTTCAGGTTGTCGAGACCCAGCAGCTCCAGCTCGTTGAGGTAGATCTGAAGAGGCTGGTAAAACGCGCCGCCCTCGGGCTTGACACCTGTCACAAGCAGGAGATGGTAAGGGGCATCGGGGAACTTCTTGAGTAGACGGGCAAATGCCATGATAGTGAGATCGAGACGCTTGCGCTGGGAGTTGCGGTTCATGTTCAGGAACACCTTGTCGCTCGACTTGAGATTGAGGTTCTTACGAATGCCCGCGCGCTCGCCGTCTGACAGGGGCTTGAACACCAGTGAATCAATACCGTGCTCAAGAACATCAATCTTGATGTTGGGCGTCGTCAGGCGGGTCATGAGGTACTTCTTCCACTCCTCCGTGAAGCAGAGGATACGGTCAGAAGCATTTTCAATGTTGCGGAGCAGACCCATGTCCGCACCCTTATAGACCTGGTCAAGGTAGACCCACAGCTTCCACGACTTCGGAACATCCTTCACCTGCTGGATGAACTGATTGATCACAATGGGGTCATTGTAGATCATGATGATGTCGGGGTTCACGGTGTCAACATACTCCTTGAACTTGTTGAATCCAAAGCCCTGCTCCTTCGGGTCCTCGTTGGCCGCGGCATCGTACTGAATAATACCAGAGAGCGGGCGGGCAGGAGAAGGCAGACGAGCGGGTGTACGCTGGAACCCGAAGTGAAAAATCTTGATGAGCGGCTGCAAGGTACCGAGCTGCTTGAGAAGGTTGTACGACACCTTTGAATAGCCCGTGACCTGCTCGGTGTGCGTGGAGACCAGGAGGAAGCGAACAGGAGCCATTTGTATGTATCATTTTCTAACCTGTAAATATAATAGCATGTCCTCATACTATCCCTCTGTTTCATTGGAAGGCGGTCCTAAATTCTTGAGCCAGCAGGTTCGCTTCAAGAGTGCGTCGGAAGTCACCGAGATGAAGAAACGTGCAGCGGTCAATCAGTATTACAGAAATTATCCTCAGTCGCAGAAAGCGGCGTATGCGAGCACGTATACGACGTTTGCAGCGGGTGCAGACTACAATGTACAAAAGGGAGCCCGCGGAGTCTCGTGGATTCCTACATGCTGCACGAACACCAATGGGTTTGTCCTTGCCAATAACTCTATTCTCTCCCCTGGCGGCGAGAAGAGGACGCCTAATATGAATGTTGCCTCCGATGCCTTCGTCAACAACCCTCAGTAATCAGTAAAAGGCTACACCAGGAGCCTCTGAACTCTCTTTCATCTTTGGGATCTTGGTGTACTGCGAAAAGCGGTCCATAAATGGAATGGGAGGAATAGGATACAGCTCCGTAATTGAATTACTCTTTGTCATCGTCCGCGCAATCACCTTACGTGTCTGCGCACCAATCCAGTCGTATCCGAAGCGAACGCTCATGTACGAGTGAATCAGAACTGCGATGACCAGAATGCCAATAAGGATATACGGAAGGTTCTTATACATTATTCATACCGTATAACATAATATAGAACGGCATGCCAGGCGGCCTCGTCCAACTCACTGGCTTCGGCGCCCAGAATGTATTTTTGAACGGAAATCCGTCGATGACGTATTTTACGAAGATGTATAAGCGCCACACGAACTTTGCGATGGAGCATTTCCAACTCCCTCCAATGAATGTTACCGATACCAATCTGCCAATCGCAGGGAACAAGACGTTCCGCTTCAAGGTCCCTCGCTACGCCGATCTTCTCCACGATTGCTACCTTTGTGTTGATATACCTGATATTTGGTCTCCACTTGTAGAGATTGACAAGGTAACACATCTTGCTAAGGAGTTTCAGTTTCAGTGGATTCGTAACCTCGGATACAATATGATTCAGCAGGCTACAGTGACCCTCAACGGAACCCCTGTAGTCACTATGACGGGAGAGTGGATGAAAATTGCAAGTTACTTGAAACACGATGCCACAAAGCGCGCAATTCTCGATAAGATGGTGGGCAATACGCCCGATATGTATGATCCTGCAAACTCTCCTGGTCTCTTTAACCAGTATCCCAACGCTATCAATGTCGATGGAGTCAATCCCCCCGCCCCGTCTATCAAGGGGCGTCAACTCAATATCCCCCTGCCGTTCTGGTTCTGTGAGGAGATTGGTCAGTCGCTTCCCCTCGTCTCCCTTGTGCAGACTGAGGTAGAGATACAGATCACATTCAACAATATCTACAACCTGTTCACACTTATAAACTTAAATTATAACCAACCGTATGATCCAACCTACCTTACAAGAATAGTTGGAAACCCTGCAGATACTTTCCGCGGAATGCAGAACTTCCTTTCGTATCCTGACATTCAGGGGAATCCTACCAACACATCGCTCCAGAACTGGAATTTTAATCCTTACATCGAAGCCAACTACATTTTTCTCACAGACACTGAGCGCGCTCATGTTGCTGCCTATGAGAAGTCATTTTTAGTGACCCAGGTACGGTATATGAAAAATAACAATCAGTATGGCTACAACGATGTTCCTATTCCAATGTACAATTTGTGCACTCGTATTGTCTCACTCTTTCAGCGCCAGGATCGTATTTTGGTAAATGACTGGGACAATTACACGAACTGGGATAACATTTACTACCCACCAGTCAACCCATCCGTTCTTCCGTCAAACGTGTTTTCTCCTGTTCCTCCATCCCAGTTTTATTCGTCGGGTATCCAGTTGGCAAACAACATGAATAACCAGGACATTATGCAGGAGGGAACTGTTGTTCTTGATGGTACTCAGAGGGAAAACACGAAGAACACGAACTTCTTCCGTCTCATACAGAATTATAAGTTCTCGAACACGATTACTCAGCCATCGGGAACTCTCAATGGATCTATGTTTAATCGCACAAATCTCCAGTATACGCTTCTAGTCCCGCCGACGATCACAACCATCTACGATAGTTCGGGACAGCTTGTACCGATTACAAGTCCTGCTGCGGTCTGTATCGTGAAGGAAACAGCATTTAACCCTGTTCCTACACTTGTTCCAGTGGGCGCAACAGTCTCGCCAGGTCCAGGCATTCCTCCCCTTCTTCAGGCAGGACAGACGCTCACGATTATTCCGCCATCAACACAGTATCCTCTCCAGTACGGTGCATATTCATCTATGATCTATATTGAATCCTACAACTTTCTCAAGGTTACAAATGGACAGGGTAATCTCGTGTTCTCTACATAATAATAAGAAGAATGAACACTGACGACCCAGTCGCCGATGTTCCTCCCGAAGAGACGGTGGAAGCTGTACACAAGCCAACCGTTTCATCGGCCAGCAGTTATCTGGGTTATACGCTTGTGCTTATCCTCCTCCTCATCTACTCCCGTGCGGGGTGGTATGCGGTGGAAACCATTGTGTTCGGCAAGTTTCCAATTATGAAACCGTATGCTAACATGTTTCTACTTGTCTGGTTTATCCCGATTCTTGGTCTACTTGCGTCAATTGTTGTTCCTTCAGCGGGTGGAATGTTCGGTTGGGTCATTGCTACCGCTGTATTTGCAGGAATTCCGTTGTTTGGCGCGTTTATTTATATCGTTCTCTTCGGCCTTCCACCCGAGACGTACGAATATGTGGCAGGGTTCTTCAAGTAGAAATAGGAATAGGTGTTGAATCCTCTACCGTCTCCTTCTTCAGTAGAGGATTTGACGATTCTAGTGTCAGGAGTTCATCCATTGCCTGTTTGGGATCCTCAAAATTACGGAAGAGAATCTGGTTGACTTCAGCAGGACTCCATTTCTCATCCATCTCAGGGTGCGACCACAATTCATGGTCAACATCCGTGATATCGTAGAACCCCTCTACCATCTCACGGAGAACTGTGCGAGAACACTTCTTGAAATGAATGATCATATCAATACGGCCTGGGCGAATCAGAGCACGATCAAACCGCTCGGGGAAGTTGGAAGTAAATACCAAGATGCGACCACTGGATTCCAGGGTGCCATCTAGGAGATTCAGGAGGAACGAGAGATCAATAGGATCCTTGATAATATCATCATCAAGTTCGGCTGTAAAGGGATCCTTAGGAACTGCAGAAACAGGTTCGGGGCGCTTCCACTCGCGCTTCAGCAGAACATCACCCATCGCATCGGCATCCTCAATAATGTAGAGACGCTCGGAAATAGGGATGGTATACTTCTCCAGAACTGTACCATTGAACACATGAATATCATCGCTGAAAAAGAGATGACGAAGCTGAGTCTTTGTCTTGATTTCTGAGAGCTGGATATTGATCGGGTGACGACGAGCAACATTGGCAATCGCCTTGATTTCCGAGGTCTTGCCTGTGCCAGGGTCTCCATGAAACAGGAATCCCAGAGTATATGGAATACCCTTCTTCTCGTACCATGAGCGCTTGTCGAGGAAGAAGTTCACACGTTTCTTGACGATCGGCTGCTCCTCGAAATAAACATTCTCAAACGTACGTGTTGTGGAAAACTTGTGCTTCGTATACACCAGGAAATTCTGGGGAAGAGGGTTCTGGTTCGAGCGCTTCTTCTTTCCCTCCACGATCTGGTCGAAGAAGTAAAGATCGTTCCCCAGTTTATTCAGCATACGACGCTCATAATCCTGGTTGCATGAATCCACAAACTTCTGCAGCGTCTGGATCGGGTGATCATACGAAATCAACTGGAACTTAATGTTCTTAATATTTCCATCGTCGACATCCACGTGTGTGAGACGGAAATAGATGTCCTCATCCAGTCGGACCTCCTCGAACTCGTATGGCAGGTAATCGTGGTTCGCGATAGACAGGAGTCGCTTTGTATTGGGAGAGCAGGACACAAAGTGAATCACGGCATCCATACGGGTCAGGAAAGCAGGAACAGTAGCGCCCTTATTGTTCTGTGGCGGCGGGCCACGCTCACACTCAATGACAGCAGACGGTTCACGACCAGCATAAGCAGTCTTTGACGGTCCGCGATAGTTCCATACCCACGGAGGAATACGTTCGTAAAGGGACAGACCTAGCCAAGCCAGAAGAGGACGAAAACTGTTTCCACTCGTCGTCATCACCTGGTAGAGCATTGACATCTTCAAAAGGTCTTGTAAAGATGCCATTGCTTGGTAGGGATATTTTGGGTTCGAAAATTTAACGTCCAAGGCACTTATCGAGGGTGGGAATACCTTCGTGAACAGGCTTGGAGCGCTTGAGGCGAAGTTGCTGTGATGCCTTGTTCACTGTCTCATTGGACAGTGAGACATAGGACTTCACATCACGGACCGACGCCTGGGTGTTCACGGACGGCATATAGAGGCGGACAGGAGGCATAGCAAGCTGGAGGGGCTTCGTGCAATTGCGGAAGAACTCGCGATACTGCTGAATATCTAGATTTCCTCCAAAGAGACGGAGAACACGTCTGTCGGGAGCAGGCTGGATATCTTTGTCATCGGAATACAGCCGACGGTAAAAACTGCGTAGAAGCGAATGACGAATCCAGCGATCAGACTCGGTGAGATACGGCTCCTTATAAATCGTGGCAAGGGCGCACTCGGGACTGCAGAAGTTTCCCTCCGCAGTATAGGAGTTCGTGTATACGTCGTAGTGCGTAGGAATCACAAAGGAATCACCCGAAAATCCGTGGCAGCACCAGAGACATGCCGCCCCCTTTGAATACGAGGTGGACAACGATAGTTTGGTCATGAGTTCATGGATCACATTCTCATCAAACCGCCGCTCCTGGGTCTCGGTTGTCTGCAGAATATCCGAATACTGCGTTGGTCCGTCACTTCCAGAGGGAGCAGGAACATCTACGCGCTCCTCGTCAAAATCAAACTCCTTTCCTATTCGGAGGAAAAAGATCACGGGTGGAAGCTCAACTTTCTGAGTTTCGTCTACAACCTTCTTAGCAGACTTCTTTCCCTTGGCTGGAGGCATTTACATGAATATGTCTTTTCCCTGTAAAACGGACGGCCGATTTCTCTAGCTGGGGGAGGGTACACCCAAAATGGCTGAAGCATACAAGAAGCACACGCACCGCGAGCACATCCTATCTCTTCCCGATACCTATGTCGGGTCTATCGAGACGACGTCGGAAATCATGTATGTAGTCGAAGGGGAGTCGTTCAAGGAGAAGATGCTAGTAGGCTTCAATCCTGGATTCTACAAGCTGTTTGATGAGATCGTGGTGAACGCCCACGATCAAGTGGTTCGTATGCGGCAGCGTGCGTCCGCAAATCCTGTGAAGAACATTACGATTGAAATTTCAGCCGACAACAAGACGATTACAGTGGAGAACGATGGTGAAGGCATTGATGTTCTGGAGCATCCCGAGTACGGGGTGTGGGTTCCTCAATTGATCTTTGGCGAGCTGCTGACATCCACGAACTACGACAAGGAGGAGAAGAAGCTGGTGGGTGGTAAGAACGGTTACGGCGTGAAGCTGGCGAACATCTTTGCGAAGAAGATGGTGGTGGAGACTGTGGACTCGGTCCGCGGCAAGAAGTATACGCAGGTGTGGGAAGACAACATGACGGTGGTGAACAAGCCCAAGATTGCGGCATGCAAGGGCAAGTCCTATGTCAGCGTGTCCTGGACCCCTGACTTTGGGCGATTCGGTTTGGCGGACATCAACGCCGATCTGGTAGGCGTGTTTCGTCGGCGGGCGAGCGATCTGGCGATGACGGTGGGGAAGGATGTGAAGGTGCACTGGAAGCACGGAGAGGAGAAGACGCTGATCAAGTGCCGCGACCTGGCGGCGTATGCGGGCGAGTTTGTGACCACGCCTGTGGCAGCGCACACAAGCGATCGGTGGAATGTGGTGGTGGCTGATACGCCGATAGACGGATTTCTGCAGGTATCGTTCGTGAACGGTATCTGGACATCCAAGGGCGGGACGCACGTGGACTATGTGGTAAATCAGGTGGTAGGGAACATCGTAGAATATCTGGAAACGAAGAAGAAGCTCAAGGTCAAGCCTTCGCTGGTGAAGGAGAATATTGCGGTGTGGGTGACGGCAGCGATTGAGAATCCTGCGTTCTCGTCGCAGACGAAGGAGGCTCTGACCACGAAGAGCACGGCGTTCGGCTCGACGTGCAAGCTGCCAGAGGAGTTCTTCAAGAAGCTGCGATCGAAACTGGAGCTGGTGGACAAGCTGGTGGTCGCGCAGAAAGAAAAGGACGAGAAAGAGAACAAGAAGAGCGATGGACGGAAGAGTTCTAAGATATACGGTATCCCGAAGCTCGACGATGCCGCTCTCGCAGGCACCGCCAAGTCTGCCGAGTGTACTCTCATCCTCACAGAGGGCGACTCCGCCAAGGCGATGGCTCTCAGCGGCCTTACAAAGGCTCAACGCCAAACTTTCGGAGTGTTCCCTCTGCGGGGGAAAATCATGAACGTGAAGGACACGTCGGGGTCCAAGATCGAGTTGGCGAAGGAGATCGCCGAGCTGAAGAAGATTGTGGGCCTGGAGTCAGGCAAGACCTATGAGAATCTGGGGAGCCTGAGATACGGTCGGATCCTCATCATGACGGACCAAGATTACGATGGCTCGCACATCCGCGGCCTGCTGATCAATCTGTTCCACGAGCTGTGGACGGAGCTGTTCAAGATCCCTGGGTTCCTGACGTACATGGCGACGCCCATCGTGAAGGCGACCAAGGGTAAGGAGACGCGGATCTTCTACACCCAGTATGACTACGACCAGTGGAAGACATCGGGCGAGGCGGGTCGCGGCTGGGCGATTCAGTATTACAAGGGTCTGGGCACTTCGACGCGCGAGGAGGCCCAGGAGTATTTCAAGGAGATGAATGTGACGCAGTTTCGCTACACAGCCGATGCCGATTCGGCTGCAATTGATCTGGCGTTCAACAAGGCTCGGGCCGACGATCGCAAGACGTGGCTGCAGGGGCATCGTGCGGAAGATATCGTGATTCCGCGGGCGGACAAGACGCTGGCGTATGCGGAGTTCGTGAACCGTGATCTGATCCACTTCAGTCACTACAACCTGGAGCGGTCTATCCCGAGCATGATGGACGGACTCAAAACGTCGCAGCGCAAGATTCTGTTTGGCTGCCTCAAGCGTAACCTCACATCCAAAGTCAAGGTCGCACAGCTGGCAGGGTATGTCTCGGAGCACGCGGGGTACCATCACGGCGAGATGTCGCTGAACGAAACCATTATCGGCATGGCCCAAGATTTCGTGGGCTCGAACAACCTGCCGTGGCTGGTCCCCAAGGGTCAGTTCGGTACGCGACTCCAGGGTGGAAAGGATTCGGCTGCATCGCGATACATCTTCACGTATCTCCAGCCGTTCATGAAGGATCTAGTTCCCGCCGACGACTTGCCGTGCCTGAAGTATCGGGACGACGATGGGCTGTCGGTGGAGCCTGAGTGGTATGCGCCCGTGCTGCCGATGCTGCTGGTGAACGGTGCGCGGGGTATTGGTACGGGGTACTCGACCTTCATCCCGTCGTACAATCCCGTGGCGCTGAAGAACACGCTACTTCGCTGGCTGAAGGGCGAGGACAAAGAGATTCTGAAGAAGGTGGATCTGCCTCCGTGGTACCGCGGGTTCAGGGGCACGATCATGCCGTGCACGGACGGGTACGAGATCAACGGTAAGTATTCGTACAATGCGAAGACGAAAACAATTTCAGTCCAGGATCTGCCGATTGAGTACTGGACGTCAGACTTCAAGGAGTATCTGGACTCTCTGTGTGAGAAGAAGGATTTCGTCAAGGATTACACAGATACGTCCACGGATATGGACGTGAACTTCGAGATTGTGCTCAAGGACGATATGCCGATTGCGGAGGCGGCCAAGAAGCTGGGTCTGATCGGCAAGATCAAGACCACAAACATGCACGCCTTCAACTCTCGGGGCAACATCACCAAGTACACGACGATGAACGAGATCCTGGAGGAGTATGCGCATACTCGTCTGGCACTGTATGGTGTGCGCAAGGAGTCTATGCTTCGGGAGCTCCGTGCGAAGCTACCGTGGCATACGAGCGTTGTCAAGTTCCTGACCCTGATGTGCAATGATGTCATCGATCTCCGCAAGAAGCCCCACGCTGAGTGTGTCAAGATTCTGGAGACGCACGAGCTGACGGATATCCCCGACCTGCTGAAGCTGCCGATCAGCAGCATGACGCTGGAGAACATTGCGAAGCACGAGGCTGAACTGGCTCGTCTGCGTGGACGTATTGCCGAGATTGAGGCAACAACGCCCTCTCAGTTCTGGATCGCAGATTTAGAGAATCTCATCGTCTAAAAGGATAAGATATAAGACGAATGGCAGGGTTTCAATTAGACTATAAATCCCTGTTAGTAAATGCTGATTACGAAGCACGAAACGAATACGATTTCGATCCTAGAGTAGCTTTTTTAGCTACGGCAGATTCCCAACGTCCTATTGAACCAATCAACTATACTGCTCCAACAACCCTGAGTGCCGCGCGGGTTACCATCCAAGAACTCAACGATGCCCCTGATACACTGGATACACTAACCCTACCAGTTCAGCAGCCGCCCTCTATGGTTCCTCGTTCGCGAATGATTATTATTGATACTGCTCAACGAGACTGGACGGTTCAGCCAGACGCATACTCCAACGTCTTTTCGTTTGGAACTCAGACTCCGCAGTCAAATGATGGACCTCAGGTTGCCTTCTACTTTAACAACCCTACAGTTCCTCTAGCAGCCTATGAGACACCCCTAACTGCTCTGAAAGTTCCCGCTGGGCGACAGTTACAGACCATCGCAAATATTACTCCTCTTGTATTCCCCCCTGGCGCGACAATCCCATCCTATTTTAGCACGACCGACCAAGGGCTCGTAACGCCGAAGTATGGATGGTCAATTGTGCTGTCTAACAATACGCTCCTGCACGCACCCCAGCCGTTTTCATATTCTGATCCGAATGTGAAGATCTTTTACTACCCTGTCTACAATTCTGCCCAGACAGCGGGCGCTCAGATCGGTATAGATATTCAGCCTGCAAGGTATGGAGTAAACAATTACCTTTTTTCCACCCAGCTCGCGCTATCCAACGTCACCGAAATCAAACTCATGAGGGCAATTCTACCCGTGCGTGGAACACAGCCTTATAAACCATCTGCATTCACAGGCTTGATTCATTACCCTGATGCGTTTCATATGCAGCCCTACGTATTGATGACGATCCAGAACATTAAGGGGAACTATTACGGAGGATCACAGATCGTTCAAAACTCGTTCTCTATCTTGACGCAGAATACTCGTAATATTTATGATGGGGGCAATGCATTCCCTTCTCAGTTCTCCGATTATTATCCGTGGGGAGAGGAGGCATATTTATTCGATCCTCCGTTGGCACGTATGTCCAATGCAAACATTCAAGTCTATAACAATGCAGGCATCCCGTTCTCACAGGTAGACAATCTAAACATTGTGGGAATGCAGTTTGATACGAGTAATATAGGAAGTGTCCAGTTCTTCGTGACCCAGAATCCAAATACTGTTTCGGGAGGACTCACCGATTCTAACGCATTTCTGAAGACAGATCTGCGTGTCGGCGACGAACTCAAATTCTATTCACCGACCCTAACTCAGATTGGATTTGATACATCGTGTACTCCACCTCTTGCTGCTCTTTCTCAACTGATGTCCAATAACTTCCTAGTCACAGGGATCAACTCAAATGATTTCAGTCCGTCGTTTGTATTTCCGTCGAGCGATATTGGAACATCGTTTACTGCTGTGCCAAAACTAACATCAGGATATGCGGGTCTATCAAATGCAGCCAGGACTATACGTACTCTTCTAACCACTCTTTCGCAAGTAAGTCTTCTTCAGTATTCAGGGGTGACACAACCAGGATTGACATTTATGAACAGGCGAACATTCTCCCAGGATTACCCACTACCTATGTTGAATCTGCATACTCAAGCAACCTTTGTCATGCAGGTCACCAGCCTGGAACCTGATCCGACAAACATCAAGAAAATCATCCCGAACTAGTAATAATAAGAATGGCTAACCAGCAGAATTACGGAGAACTCTACCCAACCAAGGGAGATGAAATTAACCGTTACTATGTAGATAGCGCAATCCCTGGTGCGCCGAAGCATACAGGTTTTGTCCCTAACCTCGCGGATGATGAGACTCGCGCAACTCAGGCCTTTCGTATCTTTTCCACCCACTACGAGGATCCCAAGTTGGCGTATGGGTCAACGTTTCAGCAGCAGGCGACGATTCGTATTCATACCGCGACCCCTGTCAACCAGGCCTTCTTTTCCGAAGCCAATATCAAGTATCTTCAGGATGAGATCCGCTACCGTGTATGGATCAAGAGCGATAAGCAACATACAATTGACCCCCAGCGCCTCGATGATCTAAAGACTATTATGCGCTCATACTACCTCCAGTATTCGGCGAATGTACCAGGTCAGGAGCGGAAGGAACTTGAGGAACTGAATGAGCGGGTCCTCGCCTTCTGCGTAGACGATGTTTTGGGAGCTATCAATATGTACCTCTACAATCGCAATAAACTGCTAGAGTATCCTGAGCAGATTAGCCATCCTATTAACCCGCATATTCGCGGAACGAAGGGTGCCGAGTTTAAAGCTTTCTTTTAAGAAGCGTGCGGAATTCAAGGGATTCTTTTAGATTGTAACGTAGTAATATGGGCGATCTGGTAAAGTTCCAAGACCGCATTTATGCCAAAGACCAACGCAGACTTCTCGTATGGGATTCTGCGTGGGACTCATTTCGTCCGTGTGAACAGATTGTGTGGAATCCTGTAACTCGCCAAGTTGAACCTTTTTTCGGACAGTATTGCTCTGAGCTGTTTGATATCGCCTACGGGTTTGCAGGAACAAAGACGCAGTGTATTGAGTTCACTGATAAGGTCATTGACAAGTTGGCGGATGCACGCGAACTGCCAGACGCCGAGTTCTGGCGCTGGACGGAGCAGAATACGGAATGGTTCTTTGATCGTCCTATCGTGATTCATCCCTGTGTAAAAGGCAAACCGTCTAGGTCGCAGTATCTAACGATCATGAATCTTCGTGCCAAGACTGCGCGACGTATCCCTCGTCAAATACGAGGAACATTTAAGCAGCGGAAACACTAAGAGATAATGCGAGTCAACCTCATTTCCACGCACCGTAACCAGACGGGTCTTGCTCAGGACGTGGATATTCTGCAGGGTATTTGGGCATCCGTCGATGAGAAAGCAGAGTTTCGGCGTATTCTAATTGCCCAGCCCGAATGTCTTGAGGCTGAATACAATGTGTTTGTGGAAGTTCTGAATCCTTCCCTGTTCACGTATGCGAAGAAGAACATCTTTCTTCCCAATCCTGAGTGGACATACAAGTCCTGGATTCCCAACTTTTCCTCCATTGATGAGATCTGGTGCAAGACGCACGAGGCAGTAGAAATCTTTAAGCAGCATCATCCGAATGTCAAGTATATTGGCTGGACATCTATTGCCAAGCGGCCATCAGAAAAGAAGAACTTTCACAAGGCACTCTACCTCGCGGGCAAGAACATTTACCGTCATCCCCAGCTCATTGTGGATGCGTATGCAAAGGCGGTTGAGAAGGATATTAAGGTTCCTGAACTTCACGTGGTCTACGACGGAACTCGCATGAATGTGAATCTTCCCGAATCGTTGAAGGATAAAGTCGTTCTCCACTCTGAGACTCTGAAGCAGGGTGCCTATGACGAACTGGTAGACGAGTGCGGTCTTTCCATCTGCCTTTCGGGAGCGGAAGGGTTTGGACATGCTGTGAATGAGGCAGCGTCTAGCGGCGCCGTTCTTCTCCTCAACGAAATTGAACCATTCAAGGAGTTTGGATACAAGGCTATTTGGGCAACAGAGGAGAAACCAGAATCAGTTCCTCATCCCGAATGTATGGGCATTATTCTGCGTTCAACAGTGGATGCATGTGTAAAGGCTCTGGAGACATACGCAGCGTTAGACTTCAAGACGCGCAAGATTATCAGTAAATCCAATCATGCACGATTCGTAGAGCGGCATGACAAGTGGGTGAAGATGACACAGGAGTTCCTGAAAACATATTCTACCGAGGAGGAGTTTTCGATCGATAAGTCGGCGATTCCCGAAGAGGATCTGCCTGGTGTCACAATTGTCACACCTACTCGCAACCGCCCCGAATTTATTGAAATATGTGCGGGGTGTGTAGATTCCCAGTGCTACCCGAAAGACAAGCTGGAATGGATTCTTCTGGATGATGGCAAGGATACGTGCGACGAATTTGTCAAGCATATTCCATATGCCCGCCACGTTCTCATGACAGACGGAAAGACAATTGCCCAGAAGCGTAATTTAGGTGCTAAGATGGCAAAGTACGATATTATTGTTCACATGGACGACGATGATATCTATCCCCCAAACAGCCTTCTGTTCCGTGTCTCGATGATGCTGCGTGCCAAGAAGCAGGCGGCCTTCTGCACAACTCTACCTTCTTACGATATTGCAAACTATACGTCGTTTGTGAATGTTCCACCGATGCGTCTACCGCAGTCTATGCGGGTATCAGAAGCAACAATGTGTTACACGAAGAAGTTCTGGGAAGAGAAGGGGTTTCCCGACGATGTCAAGATTGCGGAGGGTGATTTATTTATCAAGGGTAGGGAGTCGCAGTGTATGGAACTTTCGCCTCAGGAAATCATTGTGAGTTTGGTTCACCCAAAGACCACGTCAAGTCGTAGAGTACCAAAGGGAACGGAACCTAACGGATGCCATTTCGGATTCACCGAAGATTTATTCACGATGCTCTCCAAGATCGGCGAGCGTCTCAAACAACAACAACCGCAACAATCGTAACCGACATTTTTAGCGGAAGAGCACTTGCTCTACCTAAAAAATGTTATGAAGGTCCAGGTGTTTACTCCATCTTCTTCTTCAGCTTCATCAACTTCTTGGACAGCTTCTTGAACGCGGCAGCGGCCTTGCGGGCAGACTTGGCCTTGCGCGTCAGGCCCTTGCGGCGTCCACCCATCACGGCGGGGGCAGCAGCGGCCTTGGCCTCCTCCGTGGCAGCATCCACGGCAGCGGCAGCAGGGGCAGCCTCATCACCGCCCTTCTTGGCGCCACGGCGGCGGCCCGCGACCTTTGTGTGACGGCGGCGGCGACCACCAACAGCGGCGGGTCCCGAGGGGGCTCCAGAGGGGGCACCGAAATCAGCAGGGGTGAGGGAGCTCATTTGTTTATACTTGAATAGATAGAATATTTTACGCAGAGCACGTGAGACAATCGGCGGGCTGCTGGGATGAACGCGCCTCGGGTTCTACAGTAAACTTTTGGGCTGACGCGACTGCCTTGGTGCGAAGGTAGTAGCACCCCGTCTTGAGTCCCTTCTGCCAAGCATACATGTGCATACTGGAAATGCGGGCATACGACGGATCAGCCACAAACAGGTTGAGCGACTGCGACTGGCACACGAACGGGGCACGGTCGGCAGAGAGGTCGATAATTGTCTTCATTGGAATCTCCCATGCTGTACGGTACCGCTCCTGAACAGAGATCGGAATTCCAATGACATTTTGGACACTACCATTGTTCGCGATGATCGCTGTTCGTAGTTCAGGGGTCCAGATGCCCAGATCTACCAGTTCAGAGATCAGATACTTATTGATGACAATGAAATCACCTGCCAAGACGTGGCGGACATACAGGTTGCTAGTAAAGGGTTCGAAGCACTCGTTATTACCCAGAATCTGCGACGTAGACGCCGTGGGCATCAAGGCAATGGAGAGAGAATTGCGCAGCCCCTTCTGGACCTTCTGACGTAGCCCTGCCCAGTCAAGATCGGTGGACAGGGGATTCACGCGCCATAGATCGGGCTGGAGAATTCCCTTCGACGCAGGTGATCCCTCAAAGGACGGATACGAACCCTTGTCCACCGCAATGTTGTAAGAGGTGTGGACAGACGAATAGTAAATGTGCTCAAAGATACGACGGTTCACATCGGCTGCCTCGGGGGATCCCCACGTAATCTTCATCTTGGCAAACACATCAGCCAGACCCTGGACGCCGATCCCGATAGGGCGGTGACGCATATTGGATGCCTTGCACTCGGGAGTGGGATAGTAATTACGGTCAATCACAATATCTAAGTTACGAGCCAGGATTGCAGTGTAATGCCGCAGGGCTTCATAATCGTAGGTCCGATCCTCCTTCACAAATTTGGTAAGGGAAATGCTACCCAGGTTGCATACGGCCGTCTCGCGGAAATCTGTATACTCCATAATCTCGGAACACAGATTACTGGACTTGATTGTTCCCAGATTCTTCTGATTAGACTTTCCGTTGGCAGCATCCTTGTAGCACAGATAGGGCGTCCCCGTCTGGATTTGGGCGTCCAAGATCATCTGCCACAGTTTCTGTGCAGGAACTGTTTTCCGACCCTTGCCCTCGGCCTCATATTTGCGATACAAGGTAGTAAACTCTTCACTGTGTACATCCGCTAGACCAGGGCACTCGCTGGGACACATCAGCGTCCAGTCTTTGCCCTCCTTTACACGAACCATAAACTCGTCAGGGATCCAGAGACCGTAAAAGAGATCGCGCGCCCGATCCTCTTCTGCACCCGTGTTCAGCTTGAGGCGGAGAAAGTCCTCGATATCAGCGTGCCACGGTTCAAGGTAGACGGCAAACGAACCATTGCGCTTTCCTCCCTGATTGACGTAGCGGGCTGTATCATTATACACTTTGAGCATTGGAACAATGCCCGTGGACGCTCCATTGGTGCCATTGATACGCGAGTTCTTGGCACGGATCTTGTGGATGGCTAGACCTACGCCGCCCGCCCACTTCGAGATCTGTGCACAATCGCCCAGCGTCTTGTAAATCCCCCGAATAGAATCCTCCTCCATATCCAGGAGGAAACAAGAGGATAGCTGGGTATGGTTGGTTCCCGCATTGAAGAGAGTAGGAGTCGCATGAATAAAGTAACCCTTGGAGAGAGCATCGTATGTCTCAGCAATACGGCGCATATTGGGGACATATTGGACAGGGTAACCGTAATGCTCGGTCGCAAACTCGTCCGTGTGAATTTCTACCGCCACCCTCATCCACATATGCTGCGGGCGCTCCACCACTTTACCACCGACCTTCTGGAGATAGCTTTTCTCCAGCGTCTTGAAACCGAAATAATCAAACAGTTCGAAGTCGCGATTGTAATCAATCATCTCCTGGATCCCCTGCATACGGGAAACCTCGCAGATCTTCTGGGATACAATTCCCTGGGCGCAGAGCATTTCAGCACACTCCTGGAATGTCGCAGGAGTATTCTTGTGATGATTATCAATCGCAATACATGCAGCCAGCTTACCGTAATTCGGGTGCGCACGACCCACCATCATAGCCGCCGTCTCAGCTGCAAAATCGTCTAGCTCCGCGGTCTGAATCCCGTCATGAATCTGGGAACAGACTTTCTGTGCGACCAATACAGGATTTACATGCTCGAGACCAACCGCTAGAGTCTGGATACGATGAAGGACCTTGTCAAAGGAAACCTCTTCACGTCGTCCGTCACGCTTGGTCACGTACATCTTCTTACCTATATCACCCGTCATACTCTTAAACGCCTACAATATTTGTGCGGATATGCATTGACTCGAGCTCCTTTATAAATAGGTTCATGGAGTAGGGCATACGCAGAGTTTCTACAGGTCCTTCGCCAGTTGTATCTAGCAGGCCTGTCTCGGGCTGGAAGAGAGCCTCGGACTCGTCGGATCGCAACATGAATGACTCCTCAATGAACTCTGAAACGCCGTGGGCAATCAGAGCATCGCGCTCCATTTCACCTACACGCAGGCCGCCACCTGCCGATCGTCCTTCCAGTGGCTGGTGAGTCAGCAGAGTTTTTGCACCTGTATCGCGGTAATTGATCTTGTCTTCCACCATCAACTTCGAACGGAGGTAGTATGTGGGACCCACAAAAATTTCCATCTCCATCTGTTCGCCAGTCATACCGTTGTACATGATTTCAGATCCGTTAGGCTCCAGACCAATCTTCCGAAGAAGTTCGCGGTATTCGACTGCCTGATCCTGGACCGAGAAAGGAGTAGCATCAATCATTGTTCCAAGGGCAACTCCGATACGTGCAGACATAGATTCCAACATCTGACCTGTAGTCATGCGACTGGGAATGGCATGGGGGTTCAAGATGAGATCAGGACGTAGTCCTTTAGCAGTAAAAGGCATATCGGATTCAGGGAGAATCATTCCCACAGTTCCCTTCTGTCCCGCACGCGAACTGAATTTATCACCTAGAATCGGTGTGCGCGTTTCGGCAATCCTGATTTTCACACCCCTGAGTGCTGTTTTCTCCCTACCGAATCCAACCAGCATATCAAAGAACTGAATTCCGTCTACCCGTCCACGCTGCCCGCGGTGGGGTAGAGCAGACGCATCATTTGTCCCTGAGATAATACCGACCAGCACAGTGTTCTCATCAACTTCGGAATTCAAACGAATAATGCCGTTCTCATCGAGTTTGGAATAGTCTTTATCAGCCTTCAACTTGAGGTTTTTCGATACAGGATTTCCAATTTCAGTATGGGTTTTTTCAGTTTCATTAATCATTTCTTCCACGACATTGTAGGAATGGAAATAGGTGGTTGCAAACATTCCACGACGCATCGCATCCTTGTTCAGAATCACAGAATCCTCCTGATTGTATCCGCTATACATTGAAATAGCCACCATCACATTATCACCGTATGGTAGGCAACCTCCGCGTCCAAGAATGTGCGGATAGAGCCAGGTCTCGCAAATCGGTCGCTTCGGTGAATTCAGGATGAGCGCCATCGTATCAAACCTTTTGTTGAAGTTGGAATGGTACCACGATGCTCCCGCGCGGCTCTGGGCGCATGAAAAAGCTACACGAGGAGAGGGATTGTGATCGGCAAACGGAATCACGGCAGACAGGGGAGACAGCATAAACACTCCATGGATTTCTGAGGGGAGAGTTTTGGACATTGGAGTCATAGAAATACGGATTGTGTCGGCTTCATCGGCGTCCACAAAATCAAAGAGTGTGTTCATATCAGTCCATGTTTTCTTAGACAGGACTTCATCGGATGTCACACCAGGACGATATACGGGGCGGGTAGGACGGCCCGAATCACAGGACAGAACAAGTTCATTGTCCGTGCGGTTCCAGGCCACTGAGACGAATCCAGGACTTTTCCGTCGGTGTTCAATAAGTTTCGCATAGACAACCGATGTCTTATCGGCCACAATACCGTAAATATCTCCATTGATCACCACGCGTGTCCAGGACGGGTTCCAGGTGGAGGGATGAACATCAGCAACTTTCTTGAATCCAGGATGGGCCACCAGAATCTTCTTGAGATCGGCTGAGGGAGAGGGGGTAGACACAGCAGCAAGAAGGGAGAGGTGCTTCTTCATACCGACATCACGGCCGTCAGGGACGTCGGATGGGCAAGTTAGACCGAAGGAACTTCCGTGCAGACGGCGAGCACCCAAGGCCTTGACTGAGGGATCCATCTGCAGGTTCGAACGACGAAGCATCGAGACAGTTCCCAGGGTAGAATACCGATTCAGAATCTGGGAAATACCATCCTTACCTCCCCATGTGCTTTTGAACGATTTTGAGAACTGGTTATTAAACTCGTAAGGCCGCCAGTAAAATCCAATATTCTCCCGCTGAAGTAGAGTGGTCATACCCTTGCCAGCATACACTTTCTCCTCGTAGTGAATACGTGTATCCATCTTCAACTTCATCTCCTTTGAGACATCCTTGTAGATGCGCCTGAACTCTTGGAAACAGAGATCGCCCGATACATCAAAGCGCTTGAACCGAAAATGATCGCGATCCGACGGGTTCTTGATTCCGAGAGCAACATCCATACAGATACGGAAAAGGTATCCGAGTCCATACGCCTTACGACGAAATAAGGTTCCAGTATCGTCGGATTCCTCTGTTTCCACGTGAGGAAGAAGCATGGCTTGGAGATTGAAGAACACTTCCTCTTCACTGCGGCTCTTGGTTGCAACCTTGAGCGTCTCCAGATCTGACTTCTCAGGCTTGTGACCCAAGACAAACTGGAGAAAGAGATCGTCGTACACTGACCGATCCTCCTGGGGAATACCTGCAAGAATGACGTCGTAGAGATCCTTGTCAGTTGTAATACCCAGAAGCTGGAAAACGCTCAGGATCGGTACGGGAATTGTGAACCCTGGAAGAGTGAGAATAGGCATACCGCGAATACGGGTTGTTCCATAATCTTTGATCTCCATTGAAGTTCCTTTCCGCTGATCAATTTCTTCTAGGGACATCTGGCGTTTCTCAGACGGAATGACGAGGAAATGCGACCATGGGCCACGGGTTCCATCTTCTGATACGCTCCTGACTCCTGCAATGTATTCGTAGTCTTCACCCCTTTCAAATGTCTTTCCACCCACTTGCTCTTCGTCGACAGATGCCGAGACGACCTTGCGACGAGACGAGTAAAAAATGTTGTTTCCAAGTCGTTCCTGGGTAAGGAGAACGCGCTCACCTCCGTCGATCACAAAGTATCCTCCTAGCTCATTGTAGTCCTCGCCCTGCTCATACGCCTGGGGAGGTGTTAGAGATGTTAAGTGGCAAAACTTTGACCGCAGCATAAGAGGGAGACGAGCTAGAAGAACCTTTTCGAACTTTTCGGTCTGAACTTCAGTACCAATCTGATACTCAACCTCAATGTCGCCGATACAGTCGACATAATAAGTCTTGTTTTCGACTCGGCACGTATTGGGCATCAGAGCTGAACCCAGTTCATCGACTGGAGGACGGTATCCAAGAACTTTCCCTTCCTTCCCTCCAAGGTACACACGAATCGCCCGATCGTCGCCCAGCACAAGGTTGATGGGGTTCGACGCTTTCAGGAATACAGGGATACGACGCTCCACGAAATCATCGTAAGAATCAACATGGTGTTGGACAATTGGATTCAGTGTGGTTGTATAATAGGTATTGCAAACGTGTCGGGCGGCTCCGACGCTCATTATCCTCTTGTAATTAAATAGAAGAAGAATGTCTGAGTTCTTTACGACTCTCGTCCAAAAGTATGGAAAGGATGCGATTATCGTAACAGTCACCATCGCAGTATTTGCGGCATTTATTTGGGGGTACTTGAACATCGCTAATCCTACCATTGTTCTCACCAAACCTCTGGGTCCCGTGAATAAGTGTCCAGATCTCTGGATCTACGATGAGAAAAAGAAGGAATGCCGTCCATCGTACCATACAAAGTGCAAACCTTTCAATCCAGTGTTTTACCAGGGAAAGGAGTGCGAGATTGCGAAATCATGCGGAACATCTTGGAAAGGACTTTGTAAGTAAACGTGTAACTAAGCAAGATACAATGCTATCTGAAACATACCGACCACAGACATTTGATGATATTATTGGACATACAGAAGCCAAATCTATCCTCCAAAAATATCTGGAAACCAATCCTCGTAGCAGAAGCGTTTTGATTTCGGGGACTCCAGGTATTGGAAAGACCACGATGGCTCTAGCTGCTGCGCGGACTTTTGGCTATGAACCCCTTGAAATCAACGCCTCTCGCTCCCTGCGGTCCCACGAAGATGTGACCTCTCTCCGCGATTCGTGTATGGCGCCAGTCACGTTTACTTCATTTTTGAAGTATGCGAAACCACGTAAGACATGTGTGATCTTAGATGAAATTGACGGCAGCGATCCACACGCCCAGAGAAAAGTTCTGGAATGGATCAAGGACCCTAAGAGGGTTGTCCCCATCATTTGTACCTCAAATGAAGTCCCTGTAATTTTCAAGCGCGCCCCCGAATATATTACTCTTCACCGATGTATGCCCCTGAATGCCAAAGACATCTATGAAAATCTACAAGCCCATACTCCGATGCCGTTTGTAGAATTCCAGAAAGTAGTCAAAGAGTGTCAGCACGATGTGCGCCGACTGATGAATCGGTTTCAGTATGGTCAATCAGATACTCTCCAGCAAATCCCCTTGTCAGGGGACACAATTGCCGACCTGTTCAAGCATCAAGAAATGTTTTACGGAGTACATCCCACATACTGGGATCTTTGACCCACTTGAATCGCACGAGGTTCTTGGCGTTGTCGGCGTTCTGAACCCGACCGCCAAACTTCCTCTGATCTTCAAAAATTTCACTCTTGTTCACTGTGTTAAAACTATGACCAATGACCAAGAGAATATCCGTGGCAGGGAGCATGATCATTTCCAGTGTCCAGTCGCGGGTAAATGTTCCCTCCTCTGCCTTGTTGGCCGTCTCCAGAAAGTAACGGGTCTCAGCACACTTCGCACGGAACAGGTAGGTCGCAGCTGTTGCGTGGTTGTGACCGTAGGGACCGACATCCATCAGGACATTCTCACGTGTGAGGAACACAGTCATCACCGCGCATCCGATAATGTCGTGCTTTGGGTTCTTCTGGAGAGCCTCAACAGACACCTTGATACGCTGGGGCATGTAGTAATCGTCATCGTCCCAGAACGCAATGAACTCTGGGCTAAGTTTCATGGCCTCACGCAGACACACATTGCGAAGATAACCTACAGGCTTGCGAGTCTTGATATGGAAATACGTGATCTTAAGTCCCTCCTTCTCTTTTTCCTGGATAGGAGACCAATCCTTCTCGGGGTCATCAGAGTTGTCAATGATGATCCAGTGGAGATTAGGGTAGGTCTGACGCTTGAAACATTCAACGGAAAAATCAAGGCAGAACCTACGATTGTACGTCGGGGTGCACACCACCACTAGGGGCTGAGTCGGGTTCTCCGCCAGGGGCATTGGCGTTGGCGTTGGCGGCTGCTCCTGCATTTGTAGTAGTTGGGTTCAGTGTTCGTAAATCTGCCCGACACACTGGACACCTGGTGCTAATTGCAAACCATGCACTCGCACAGCGGCGATGTAGACTATGGTGGTTCGTGACAGTCACCCCATCACCTAGCCCAGGACCAGGGCATAGAGTATCGACAGATGCTTCTGTGGAAATACTTTCTTGGCAAATACAGCACTGATCCTGCTCTGCCAGATCAGTATTTTGGTACTCCCGTGTAGCAGCTGCAAACTGATTAGGAGTCAGACCCACAGTAACTGCATCCCAGAACTGGTTCTGCCCCTGCCCTAGTCCTACCGTTGCATTCGATCCAAATAGGAGCTGAACAAGGTTGAGCGGGACATCAAACG